AATGGAGACATTAGCGGATGGGATACTTCTTCGCTAACGACAATCGGCAATATGTTATTTGGTTGTGATGCATTTGACCAAGACTTGAGCGGTTGGGACGTTACGGCACTAACCACCGCAAACGGCTTTATGCAAAGTGCGCTTGGTTTGTCAACGGCTAATTATGACGCTCTTCTGATTGCTTGGGCGGCACAATCTGTGAACACGGGCGTAAACATCTCATTCGGAACTTCTGAACTAACTCAAGGAGGAGCGGCTGACGCGGCAAAGACAACATTAGGGACAACATACTCGTGGATAATCTCAGACGGAGGCTACGCATAAAATAAAGGAATGAACGAATTACGATATCCTTCAGAGCGCACTTATTGGATTGCGTGGACAGAGCCAAATGAGGAGGCGGTTCAAGGCTACGGTTGGACTAACCCCGACCAAGTTACCATTTGCCCGTTTGCGTGGTACACCACAACAAGCGAAGCGGATTGGTTAGCCAAACTCGCGGAGTACGGAATCATTCCAGAGATTGATGAACAAGGTAATTTAGTGTTATAATGGATGCAATACTTGAGGCGTTAGCGAGTTACGGAATCGCGGGAATATTCTTAGCGGTATTGGTTTACTATCTTAACAAGTTAACCGATATACACCGAGAGGAGCGCAGAGATTGGCAAGAGGCAAACGATAAGCACGTTGAGAAATTTGCGGACGTTATCTCTGAGAACACGAAAGCACTTGTTGAGATGAGAGGCGAACTTAAAGAGAATCGTTGCAAGATGTAGGTAAGTGGTGCGCTTGGAGACCAGTGGAATGTAACTGCAAAGACGGTAACTGTAATGGAAAAAAAGAAAACACCAAGACCAAACGCGGCAAAGATAGCCGCAGAGGTAATCAAAGAGTTTGAAGGATACTCTTCAAAGCCTTACTTATGCCCGTCAGGCATTGCCACAATCGGCTACGGTAATACAATGCATTTGAACGGAGAGCGCGTTACAATGGACGACCCAGAGATTGACGAGAAGGAAGCGAACAAGATGCTACTGGACACAATTAAAAGCGTTGAGAAGCAAGTGAAGAACGTGCTGGAGGTCAAACTTCCAGCGCATAAATTGGCGGCACTCATCTCGTTCACTTACAACGTAGGTATTGGAAACCTTTCAAAGTCCACCTTATTAGCTTGGGTTAATTCAAACCCGGATTACTCCGAGATACCTTCGCAGTTCAGACGTTGGAATAAAGGCGGAGGTCGAGTTCTTAAAGGGTTAGTCAGAAGAAGAGAAGCAGAGGTCGAAGTTTGGGAAGGGACATCGCAATACGTTTAGTCAAGGTTTACACGCCTTACCTTTTAGCTTTCTTGTTGGGCGTTATCATTGCGTCCAAAGGTTGTGGAGAACCTGAGACTATTACCAAAGTTGTTGAGCGACCAGTTCCCACTATTGAATACGTTGAACGTTGGCGGACAGACACGGTTCGCTTCGTCTCTAAGCAACTCGTTACCCGAACCGACACAATCTACTCAGAAAAAGTAGTTACTCGTTTAGACACTTTGTTATTGATAGATACTTTGAAGATTGTGGAAACTTGGCTATCGGAAGTTGCTAATTACGACACGACCGTTAACGATGTTAGACTAACTTGGTCAAACTACCAAAACAGAACGGAAAACTTGAAGGTGGAATTACGCAAGAAGCCGTTAAGCTGGGCATTGGGAGTACACGGATTGGTCGGGCTTCAAAGCGATTTTGTCGAAAGTTACACTCCGTTATTCGGTATCGGCTTACAAGGAACGGTTAAAAGGACGTATTTTAGCGCAAACTATGGCTTTAACGGTCAACACTTTATAGGCGTTGGCATTGGTCGCAACATTATACAGAAATGATTTACAACGAGAACCCAATTACGAGAGAGGCTATTGATAAACTGCTCAAGAAGAACGCTTCGATTCAAGCCAGTCTAGGTACTGACTCAACAGAGGTCGAACTATTTGAAGCTAAGATAAAGTGGGCGGAGATACTCCGCGAGATTCGTTCGCTTGATGCTGAGTTTGCGGACGTAGTGCAAGCACAATGAGCGACTTTCGACCCCGAATAAAGGGGCAAATGCTGGACGCTTGGAATAACCTTACCCGAAAGGAGCGGAGGATATTAGTAATAGGCGACCTCCACGAGCCGTTTTGCTTAGAAGAGTACCTTGAGTTCTGCAAGGAGACTTACCGAAAGCACAATTGCAATCAAGTTATTTTTATCGGAGATGTTATCGACTCTCACTATTCCAGCTACCACGAAACAAACCCAGACGGAATGGGCGGAGGTATGGAGTTGGAACTTGCGATTAAACGCTTACAACGATGGGTTGAGGCGTTTCCAGTTGCTGACGTTACAATAGGAAACCACGACCGAATAATATCAAGAAAGGCGTTTACTGGAGGAATCCCGAAGGCTTGGATTAAATCGTTTAACGAAGTCTTGAACGCTCCGACTTGGAACTTTGCGGACCGTGTTGTTTACGATGGAGTCCAGTACGTTCACGGAGAAGGAGGAACGGCAAGAACCAAGTGCCGCGCAGATATGCAGTCAACTGTTCAAGGGCATCTACATACTCAGGCTTATACCGAGTTTTATGTTGGACAGAATTTTAAAGTGTTCGGAACGCAAATCGGTTGCGGTATTGACAACGACAAGTATGCTTTTGCCTACGCTAAACGAGGAAAGAAACCCGCGATTGGTTGTGCGGTTGTAATAGGTGGCAAGACGGTAATTAACGAACTGATGGACTTATGATTGTATTCTTATTGACCGTTTCGCTTTGTCTCCTTCTACTGGTTGTCGGGCTTCTTCTTTACATTGGTTACAAGATTCGCCAGTTTGAGGACACGCAAGAAGTTATCTTTGACGCCGCAGTCAACGCGGAAGAAATGTATAAGGACATCGAGATGAATCAAGAGGCTATTATGAACGCATACTCTCGACAGAACTAAAAAAATTTGCTCCATTGTTTTGGATATTCAAAAGTAATTTAGATATTTGGGGAAACATTTAGAACTATGAACCACTTAGAATTTCAAAACAGAGTATTACTCGACAAGACAATACCAGCGTTCGTTCGCTTGGTAGCAAGTAAAGCGTTGACCGACCTACGCACCGCAGAAGTTGACGCGGGAACTATCCGAGTCGAGTCTTTTGTATTTTGGCAGTTAGTCCGTTGGTCAGGCGCAGAGCCTATCAAGTCCGGGCTTTACACCTTCATTCGCATTTATGACGACCAGCACAACGCGGTTGACATTCAATGCTTAAATTCGTAACTTTAATTACTCATCATAAAAACAGAACGATGAATCAAACACAGAAAGAGAGGCTTCAAAGTCTCGCAACCGAGAACGGTCTAAACAAAGACCACTTCTTCAAATCGCCACAAGGTTTCGTTATCATAACCCGACAAGGGATTGAGCGCATCCAAGCGCACAAAGGAATCCGAGTTACTTACGAAGTTGTCAGCTTATCCGATGACCTCAAGCACGTTGTAATAAAAGCAACTGGCGAAATGAGCAATAGCAAAGGTTTACCGATACAAATGGAAACATTCGGAGAGTCTGCTCCTGACAACACGCGGCAAAAGTACCCCGTTGCAATGGCTGAGAAACGCGCACTTTCAAGAGTAGTTTTGAAACTCTCAGGACTTTACGAAGTTGGCGTTTTCGGAGAAGATGAGTCGGACGATTTTAAAAGAGCGTAACGATGGATATTTTTGAAGCAATTACCGACACTCAGCAAAGAACTGAGGAATGGCACGAGCAACGAATGGGGAAGTTTACCGCTTCCCGGTTCGGAGACTTGATGACTAACTCTCGAAAGAAAGACGAAGTACTCGGAGCGACTGCGGTTTCCTACATTTACGAGAAGGCGGCAGAACTGTTAACTGGAGAACGAAAGGAAATCTTCGGGACTGCGTTAGACTGGGGCAACGAATACGAGCCTATTTGCAAGGCTTACTATTCAGAATTGAAAGGCGTTACCATTGAGGAGATGCCGTTCGTTCCGATTAACGACTACTCAGGGGCTTCGCCTGACGGTATGGTTGACGGAGAACTCATCGAGATTAAGTGTCCGTACAACACCGCGAACCATCTCAAGACCGCGTTCGAGGGTTACATTGACCCAAAATACTTGTGGCAAATGCAAGGGCAAATGCTGGCAACTGGCGCGTTAGCTTGTCGGTTCTTATCGTTCGACCCACGTATCAAAGACGAGCGGTTTAAACTTGTCGAGATACGAGTCGAGCAAGACCTTGAGATGCAAGAG